TTTTATCTCTTTTTTTATCTGTTTGAGTGTATCAAAAGAAAAAAAAGTTGATATACATAAACTTTATTTAACAAACATAATCAACAATAAAAGTAAGTAACGTATATAATCAAAGCTATTTAATACACTTTTAAGACTATTTAAGGCACTTAAACAATAAGTTAATAGTAAAGTATAAGCATAAAAAAAAGATGCTAATTGATAGCACCTTTTAATATTGTTTAGATTGGTTTTTATTGCTTCATGTAATCGCTAAGAATCTTTCTTGCTTCATGTTTATCTAAATCAAATTTATTCATTAAGTATCTTGAAGCCCCAAACATATTTATTGAACCTTCATCTCTTAACTCATCAAGATAATTAAAATATTTATTATCTTTTATATTTATATGCTTATCGCCTAGCATTGCGTCTAATTGGTTTTTAAATTCATTTATTTCCATTTGTTTTTAGTTTTTAGTTGTTTAATATAGGTCTGCGTCTACTGCTTTTTGTAGGTCTGCGAATGCTTTGAATTCTTTGTAATCTTCATAATCTATTGGATTAACAAAAGAACAAGTAAAGAAGACATCGTATAAATTTATTTTATCTAAATTATTTAAAATATAATTATTTGATTTGCCTGTGTGTTCGCTTAATATGTTTAGTAATGTTTTTCTATTGTTTTTCATTTGTTTTTGTTTTTAGTTATATAAATTGTATTTAATTAATTGTTTTTTAATTCTCTTTATCTCTTCAAATTTAACCTTATGACATCCAACAATTAAAGCCTTTTGTTTTGCTCCTGTAATTGTATAGTGTTTTATTCTTTGTCCTTTCAAATGCTTATTTATTAAATCAGTATTATATTTAATTTGCTCTAGCTTTTTAATAGCTTCAATACTTTCATTAATAGATAATTTTACATTTTGACTAGTGGCTATATAAAAATCTTCTTTTCTATCGTCATTTGCTGTATGGCTGTGCATTTCAACAAGCTTAAGCAAATCAAAGTTAAGTCTAGCAAAAGTAATCTTATTAGCTCTAAAGAGTTTTATTTGTTCTTTTTCTCTTTGTTTGTCTTTTTTCTTTTGTTTCTCTTTAGCTGCTTTTATTTGGCTTTCTAGCTCTTTTATATTGCCCTTTATACTATTATAAATAAAAGTTGCTCTTTTATATTCTTTGCTCCTTTTATCAACTATTAGATTAATTCTTTGTTCATTACTCCATCTAACATAATTAATACTATTGTTTGTACAATATTTTTGAAAGTCAACAAAGCTATTATATATATAGTTAATAAAACTAATGTAGTCGGCTTTTGTTTCTTCTTTTCTGGCGTTTATTACTTTTTTTGCATACTCTTCTAATCTTGGTAACATCTCAGCAATTAAAACATTTTGAGAATAAAAAATTGTTTTGTGTCTTGCTGCTTGGGCTAAATCTCCTATATGTTTAGACGTTGTTACAGAATAGCCTATATTATTAATTAACATAGTATTTTTATCTAAATGCAAACCTAGTTTGTAGTGATAGCCATAAGAATAAATACTATTATTATTAAAAAATACGTTTCTGCTAGATGTTTTCGCCTTGTCTTGCAATTTATTTGCAAATAGATGAAAGACTTGTGCGTTATTGTTATATATTGTTTTCATTTGTTTTTAGTTTTTAGTTAATTAAATTCTGGTTAATACCTCTAAGAATAAAGCCCCGATACCAATAGAACAAGCAAAAAAGATAATTGCAAAAAATATCTTTTCAAATACACTTGTTTTATTGACTCTTTGTATAGTGTAATTATAAAAAAAATCTTTTCTATTTATACTCATAAATTCTTGTAGTTCTGTGTAATTAAGATTAATTACTTTATTTGTGTGAATGTTTGTTATTTTAAAATGTTGCATGATTATTTATTTTTAGTTTTTAATTTGTTTATATAGTCATTTGCTTCATCTAATGAATAAAATCTACCTCTTAACATCTGCTCATCTCCATATTGATTTTTTTTGTCAAATTTTTCTATTATCCAAAATTCAAATCTTTTTTTGTGGTTTTTAATTGTTTTAATTGTATACATAATTTATTTTTTTAATTGTTTTTATAATACAAATATAACACTTTTTGACAAAATAGCAAACAAAATGTTAAAAAATATCATGTTAATTTGTCATGCAATTTATTGATTTTTAAATAGTTACTAGATTTAGCACTAGATAAAAAAGTCCAAAAGTCAGCCACAGCATCTCTAGCAGTTTCGCAACAGTTTCGGCAGTTTCGTAACAGTTTCGCAGCAGTTACAAATAAAAAAAAAGGACATATAAAACAATATGCCCTTAATTAGTATTAACAAAATTATTTTAATCACTTATAAGATACTTTTGTTTATTAGTTGATAGTGATACTAAGTTGTTGCAGTTAATCATTCTAAAAGCACCTTTTTGCATATCAAAAGCAGTAATTAAGTTGTGTTCTTCTGGTTTAAACCTCAGTCCGACACCCTTAACACCTTTTTTCACTTGTAATCTTGCATTCATTAGTCTGTGTGTGCCATCTTTTTTGATAAACTCAACATTAAATATCTTGCAATCATTATTGTAAATTAATTTTTTAGCTTGATTAGTTGTTATTGTTTTCATAGTTTTTGTTTTTAGTTATTATTTTGTAAGAGATACCCCCTATACCCCCCTATACCCCCTAGCACCCCCCAAAGAGAATAGCAAAGAATAAAAGATAGGTTAAAGTAGTATCAGAAAATGTACCCATTTCTAATTTATTACTCATAACTATTCTTTTATTTTATTAATCATAGCATTACTAAACACATCAAACATATTGTTTAATAGATTAGTTTGTTGCAATAATTCATCTTCATAGTTATCATCTTTAGCTATTTGCATATATAGTATGTCAATATCTTCATCTGTTAAATTTACATATTCATTAATATACTCTTGATAATTGCTAATTATCATTAGCATATCATCTTTTTTAAAATTATTCATTTGTTTAATTGTTTTTAGTTATTATTTATTTTTTCTTTTTTAATTAATTTTGATTTATATGTATGATTTTTAATCATTAATTCAAATTTACTTTTTGCTTTTTCATATGTTGTAAATAAACCATTAGAACAAAAAGGATTATTTGTTGTTTCATATACTGCATATAAAATTCCATTAGCATAAGGTTTATTAAGTTTAATAAGTTTTACAAAACTTTCATCTTGAAAATTTGCATACTCTATTAGTGGGCTATTAAAAGCCTTTTTAGGTAATATTAAATAAGACATAATTGTTTTTAGTTAGTTATTAATTTATTTACTGTTCCAATGTATTACATCATTTTTGTAATCTTCATTTTGTATTTCTTTAGTTTCTGTTGTGTTTACTACACCACTAAAAAAACCAAATCCATAAGTTGCAATTGCTAATACTACTGTTAATATAATTTCCATTTTATTTTATTTTAGTTTTACTTTTTTTTATTATCCTTCAACACATATTTTGACATATCATTATTAACTCTAACATTTTTGTTAAAATTATAGTCTTCAAAAATTTTAGTAATTCTATTTTTTACTTCTTGTTTACCTGAATATGCAAAATAGTCATTCAATTCTATTGTATTTTGTTTATACAATTTATCAAGTTCTTGTTTTTGTTTTAATTCTTTAATCACGTTGCATTTCTTTAATTTCATCTCTTCTTAATTGTTCGTATTCATAATCTTCTATTGGCTGACAAATATCATCACAAGAATTGCAAACGTATTTCTCTATCACATCTCTTTCTTCTTTGCAAGTATCGCAATGCGTTCCACCATCTTCAATTTTATTTTTTGTTCTTGTGTCGCATACATAGCAAAACTCTTCTAGTTCTTCAAAAGTATCACCACAACAGTTGCTAACCATGTATACTAAATGTTGTTCGTAGTTGTACATATTAAATTGTTTTTAATTTTTATATTATTTCGTATGCTTTATTATAGCATCTTTCCCTATCAAAATCATTCCATCCTCCATTATTATAAAGATTATTGTCTTCTCCTATTTGAATTGCTAGTTCTATCATGTCCCAAATATCGGCTTGTCCTTCTTTATCTACTTGTATATTTTCTGAGTACATTTTAGCTGTTTTTGTTATTTTTAATTTCATAATTTTATTGTTTTTAATTGTTTTTTTTGACAAATGTATAAAAAAATAATTAATAATCAACATTAATTTTAAAAAAATGTTAATAAGACAATTTGTCGTAAAATATAAGTGCTTAGTTTTTAGTTGTTTAAGAATTTTTTGGTCAAAATGCTCTATGCAAAATACCTAGCAGTTTCACAGCAGTTTCATGTACCACTCTAAAGTTTCAATACAGTCATCAAGACCTTTACAAACAACAGCATGATAACCTTCTTTGTTTAAGTCTTCTATCCACTGCTTCTGATGTTTAGATGGGTAGCATTTTTTGTCTGCTTTAATCTCAATAAACAATCCTGCATATTGTGAATTTGTTTTTAGTATTTGCATATCAGGGAAACCCTTAACATAGCCAGTCTTTTTAGCTAATATTGCTTGTTTCATTGATGTTCTTATGCCACCTAAACTGGCACAGTATCTAAGATTTGGGTGTTGCAGTTGCATATAAGTACAAAAAGCAGATTGTACTAATGCTTCTTTATTCATTATAGGTAGTTCCTTTTAAAAGTTGATACATTAAAGGTTGTGATACATTGTATTTACGAGCTACCCCCGATATGCTCCCCCCTTCTTTAGCATATTCCTCTCTTATTGCTTGTGCTTCTTGGAAGGTAAACTTTCTTTTAGCATAGCCACCACCTCTGCTATCCTTTCTATCTGATGTTTTTATCTTTCTTATTTTAGGCATAATTAAAATCTATCTGTTGTGAAACCATATTGGTCTTCTACCTCAACATCTGTAATTGTTATTACAACTTTATCTAATTTTTTTTTGTTTAAATAACATATTCTATTTTGTATATCTTCATCCTTTTCTATTGTTTTGATGTTATCTGTTAATGCGAATGTATCAATTACACCATTTTTGCCTTTAGTAGCTTTGCCTTTGTTGCGAATATTGTATTTTACAAATACTCTAAAGATTGGTTTTTGCATTTTTAATTTTCTCTAGCTCAAATTCTAAATGAGCTATAGCTTTTTGTAAACAGTCTACTGGTGTATCGTGCTTGTGATAGCTTCGTAAGATGTAGGTTGTAGCAGTTGCTAAGTGGTAAGGCAAATCAAAATTATCACAAACTTTTCTTGCTTCATAACCATTTTTTCCTTTGTAATAATCTGGAACTCTATTGTCTTTTATTGCATCCATAGACCTAGCACCAGTTGGAAACAAACCACCTGTAACAGTTTCATGCTTATTTTCTAAACCTAATTCTTCCTTACTCATTTTCATTTTA